AACTATGCCAATCATCTCCCGTTATCATACAAGTTTAATCCTTGCCCTACTTCACAAAGATTACCCTATAATTGACCTCTTTGACCTTTCAACTCAGAAGACTTTGAAGCTTGTAGCATGGCTTCTCAAAAATAGAATAGCTGATCTTCCCGCTCTAACAGCACTTTCCTCCTCATGCTCTGGGAAATTAGATAAAATTACGACCCTAGATCAGTGTGAACAGGCTAACTTACCAGCCAACAACTACTTCACCTACGAATTCTGTAAGGTTATCTTAAACCTCAAAGGTATTCCAATAGTCACCAGTTCAACAAAAAGGCTAGGTATAGCTTTACGTGACAGCCTAAAATTATCTCAAGAGCGATTCCACCCAAGAGGTATACTATCAGAACAACAGTTAGAGGAAAGCCCCTCACTAAATATCAAATCTGAGATGCTCCTTTATAAAGCAAGTATAGATGCAGCTTATGATGATCTTAGTAGACTTGCAGCAAGAGGAAGCACACTATTCTTAGGCTCTCTAAGTGATGAATTTAAACGGATGTCTATTGAGGAATTAGAATATACACTAGGTATTATCAGGCCAGAAGAAATAATCCGCTTCATTGACTGGCCTGATTACCTGAACAAGATTAGAAACCTCAAAGGCATAACATTGGAGGGAAATTGGGGTTGGGATGTACTACCTATAGGGCCATTAATCATATTTAGTAGTGGTAATTTCTGTATCCCACTAAATCTGCAGCTTATTCAGAGAAGCAGAGATTTTATATCAGCCATAGGAAACATCTGCGTATCATACGATTATTTCTCTCCAGGCCTCGAACCATCTGATTTCAAGAGAGTTTTCTTAGATTTAATCTTCCGACTATCTGATAGAGATCCTGAAATGGTAGGTGAATGGATCAAGGCCACCCGTAACTATATGATCAATACATTTGATAGATCTAATCTACTTGGCCAAAACATGGCCAACTTACTTTTAGGGACATATGATGCAGACAAAGTATCCATCATTAAGGAATGCTATGAAACAATATTATCAATCACAAATTGCAAGCGTAGTCAGCTAAATTTGACATACTTATATAAAGTTGTACCACACCCAGATACAGATTTATTCAGCTCATTCAATAAATTGCAGGGATTATATGAACCAAATAAGGTAGACCCTCAACTACTCCCTAGATTTGAAGGGACATTAAGAAGAGCAATATTTGTTTCCATGTGTAAATCTGGTATAAAACCAAGAATAATAGAAGGTTCTTTAAGAGATGACACTCTTAAAGCAGGAACAAACCTCCAAGGTTTGAGATCCATACCTGCCGATATATGGGCCGAACAAAGATTTGATATTGTTCCTCAGTTGCCTAAGTATGCCGATATTCCAGTTCCTATATCAAACAAGAGTTCCTCTAAAGAGACAAAACTACCACTAGAAACATTAGAGAAGCTCAAGCAACTAAGGTTAGTTATTCATAATAGGGATCAGTCACAAGCATACTTAAGAGAACATTTATCTCAGATTACATCAACTAATGATATTGAATCTGAGTTGAAGGGAGAGGAGCTATTATCACCTGAAAGATCACGAGAGAAATTATTGCATATTATTAAAGCACATGAATTATTTGAAAGACAATACCCTGACATTGATGATATACCAACAAATGATTATCGGCAATTCTATGAACAAGATCCAGATGCCTTCTGCAATGTTGGAACTGAGCCCAAGTTTGGGGAAAAGCATAAGAAATCAACTAGAATCTTCTATATGGCTGAGCCAAGCATTAAAGCTTACACACAACGTGTTGAGAGGTTAGTTAGAAATATCTGTAAACGTCAATATGGTGTATCAATTACTAAAGGATTCTCAGCTAGGAGAAGAGACAGTCTACATTTCTGTAATACTATGACCCAATCTTCTGCAAGAAGATATAATATATACATATCATTTGATATGAGTTCCTTTTCAATGAAGTTCCCTATGGTCCTATTAAGAATATATGGGAAAATACTTAAAGAATTAACTGGAGATGACATTTATAGAAGATTAGATTTAATCTTTAAGTCTTCTGTTGTTTATAATAATACTAGATCATTCTTTGATTATCTGATAGCCCCAAGAGGTGGATTTGAAGGATTCTTTAACTTTACATGGACATCAATACATGCAGCTATAATGGAAATGTCTCTTGAAATGACTGGATGTCCAGGTGATCTTCTTACTTTCTCTGATGATGGCCTACTTAGGATATCATCAAGTGATATTATTGAAAGACAATCACCAAGAGAGACTGTCAGGAAGATACAAGAAACATACAAAAGATTGGGACTTGAATTTCACTTAGGTAAAACTTTGGTTTCAACAAATGTGTGGGAATACCTTGGAGATATTTGCATTGATGGATCAATCTGTGAGTCATGGTGTAAAGAATTATGCTCATTAAGCTCCCTAGAAGAAGATGTACTATTCCATCCTATAGCTGACAAGGTCAATGCGCTCAATGGGCAAGCTGCTGCATGTGCAAAGGGTGGATTTAGCTCAATAATGGCATGTGGTTTAGCTAGCTACTATGTATTTAGAACAATCAACCGGTTTGAACCACTGATACCTGTTAAGCATTTATTATTACTCACAATTATTCCATTTTCAGCAGGAGGGTTCAGAGTTCAATCACAATATGAGATGGCCACTAGCTCTAATATCCCAAATATATCAGAGATTATAGCTGACTTCTATGTACTATCCAAGTATTACCCAGAAGAAATTAATATTATAGTAACAACTATTATAGATAAGTTGAGAGAAGGCAGCATGATAGCTGAAATATTTACTACAGGAACCTGGATTCATACCTGCTTACCAGACACATCAGCAAATGGACTAAAACATCGCCTACTGGACAAGGCAAGAGAAGCATCAAATGCAGAAATTCCAGATAATCCAATAACTACCTTCATGAAATCTGAAGTAATTAAACAATTAAAATGTACTCAGGATGTAGATGTAGATATGTTTGCTAACTTGTTCAGAGAATTACCTTCAGTCATTGAATACGAAAATGCTATGGGTATGTTAAATTCACCTGCATGCTTACGACTTCTTAATCGTTCTGAGATAAAGCGATGTCAAGCAAAAGATACTTTGATATGTAGAGAATCCATAGAATATTGGTCATCACAATTTAATTATGCTGCAGCTAGAAATGTCAGTGAAGTATCACCGTTTAAAATATTAGACCAAGTAATTCGAATCAATCTACATGGTCTGAAGGTCAAATTCCCAAAACCTGCATTGAGGATTATGTTACGAGCAAAGGGTGATGAGTATATGAGGGTTGGAACTGATCTTGGAGGACAAACAATATCTTCAGCGAGTAGGAGAAGATATAATGACTTGGTTATTCCTGAGATTTATGAGTCTGAAAAATTCAGAGAAATAGAAGTACTTTGGTCAACAGGCAAACACGGTAATGATTCAAGCGGAAGGATAAAGAGATTCTGTAATCATGCACTGAGATTTGTATTCGCATATCCAGCAATGCAACCCATTATTGAGAATATAAGCAGATTATTCGGATATAATATAAACCCTAACTTAGTTTTAGACAGGATAGGAAGGAATATTGAAAGAAGGACAGCTAATAAGCTAGGTGTTGGAGATGTAAGAATATTCTGTAATAAAGTTCTGAAGAATAGAACAACATATTGGATCCTAGGATATGCCCTGTATCTATTCAATCAAGATCTATCATTAGATAGAAGTACTTATCCTAATTTAGTGAAATTCTATCATTGCCAATGCTTACAGATAGATCAAACCCTAAACAACAAGATAGGTAAGAATATTGAAAGAACATATTATATAGACAGAAATCAAGTAAATCACTTTCATCGTCCAATCAAACCATTATTGATTAAGTCTCCTAAGCGTATAGCTATAACATCTCAGACAAGGGCAGATAAGGAGCTACAACAACTCCTTGAAGTCTCGATTGATGATATGGTTAGGGAATTGGATACTGAAGATTTACTTATAAAGATCACTACACCTGAAGGTATTGATGATGAATGGGGTCATCATTTACTTAAAGAATATTCTATACAATATCTATCAAATCAATTATGTTCTTACCTACTAATGCCAAGATACTCTGTAGAATGCAGGCAAGAACCAATTCCTGAAATGGTGCTAGAGCGAGTTGATATATTGAGTAGTGCAATTATTTACGCTGCAATTAAGTCACTTCATCCCTCTTGTTATGCTTCTATTAATGATTACCTACATAGTAACTATATGGGGAGTATTGACTACAAGAGAGATATTGGTAAGAAATTAGACCCTCATGAGTTATTACAGGACTATATACTCATATTATTGAATTACTGTATCCAGATATATCATACTGTTATTGATACAAGCACATTAAATCATGTAACTACATCATATAGTTTTATAGCTCGTGAGATATCTCAATATCAATTATCAATTAACTTATTCTCAAATGATATAACTCCAACATTTGTAGTTGTTGCACCAACTGAACTCTCTAGAGATAAGATTCTGCCAAATAATATCAAGCGAGCTCTCCAAGCCTTCTCAGCAAATGTAAGGGATAGTTTACACAGAGATTGGACAGGTAAGGATGTGAAGAAATTATTACCCCAACTACATGATTATAGTATTGATGACCTACTTGATATTGTTACAATTGCCCCTGAAATTATCCGAACTTCTCAACATAGAAATTGGAGTGAACCATTCAACTTAACTATGGCTAGGATGTACTCTGTCAAATTGCATGTATGCCATGCCTTATTATCCAAACAATTTGGAAAACACAAGAAAGGTGAGGGTGATGAGAAATATGAGGCATATATTGCCTATTTGTTTAACAAAGAAAGTTTTATTCATAATATAAGAGCTAACTTCCCAAATCTTAACCATATTCTAGATAATCGGTTCGGGCCTGATCATAGGAGAAGTCTAAGTCAATATCCATCTTCTAAACAAATCAAACGAATAATAGATAGGTTCAAGTATAGTCAGGTAAGGCCGCTCCTCATAGCTGATCCATACAACTTCTGGAGTAATATTAGTGATGTATGGACTTCTTTCTCTACCTCTCTAACAAGAAGCTTACTAAGCAAGATTAGGATAGTTACAAGGCCCGATCTAGTTGAGAATTTTGCAAAGGATAGCAAGCAGAAAATGAAGCTTGAGATTGCCATGCTTGATGAGTACACGATTAATAATCATCCATTTTATGTACCCACAATGAATGACTTATATCAGGATGCGGTTATCTGGTATGATATTAAGAGGCATCTTATTGCAGCTACTCACTTTGCTTGTAAAAGTGGGATTATCCCATATCTCCAATTTGACCCTGCATATTATCAAGACCTTAATCATGAGTTGCTTAGTAAAGATGTTAGATATGCGACAGGCAGCAAGATAAATATTAATAAGCCTAAACAGTTTGACTTCCAGGTTATGATGATGATTGAAACAACAGATGATGGGGCAATAACAACATATAGAAGATTAATGCATATGTTCATAGGTCATGTAAGTCTTTGTAGAGCCTTATCCCACTGGAGTATAGTTGCTATAGGAATACTGATTAATCCGCCTGACCAAATCCCAATGTTTGGTGATCTCAATCTAATTGAGGAGAAGTATGATGATGATGATAAAGACGATGATAAACAGTACTATCAGAACTACAAGAGGGCTAGAATACCAAAGGATGAACTACTTTTATATATAAGGGATGAGCCATCGAACATGTATTTCAGAGCTGAGGTGTACGCAAACCAAGGGAAGCGAAGAGTGGCAATACCCCATGAGATAGAGGATGATGAGCATAAGACAGATAGCAGTGATATTAATAAGGTAATGGTTCAAAATATATTGCCTGAGGAGATAGAGGATAGACCATGGTTGGGCTTGGCATCAATCATATCAACTGCCAGTTTAGAGGAGACAAATGCTTCTATTATATATTCATATGCAGCATTTAATATGGATGCAACATTATTATCTAATTCCAAAGACTGGGATGGGGTTGGGATACAAGATCAATTTAAAGATTATATACTAAGTGTCACATCAATAATACATCTCATGAAGACTGATAGTATTAAAGCTAAAGCTATATCAGTTGACATGCAAATGGTAGATCAGTGGTTACGACATCACCCTATTAATAGCAACTCACCAGATAAGAGACTACTATTTATGTTGTACAAACGTGTGCCACAAGTTGGAAAACTTCCTAATGTATATAGTGTGACAAATATCAATCGGGGTATAAGTGTTAGGGAATATCTTAAGAGACAACCTCCTAAGCCTGAGATAGGTAAATTATCTGATGAATTATATCCGAAGAATGCAGTTTTTGATGACTTGTTAGACAGCCTAAATGCCATGCTTGAGAAGGATCAGGCTCTACTAACAAATCATGAAGCAAGTTTACAACCTTATGAGTTATATGATTTACTCATTGCTGGACAGCTAAATTTTGAAAGCCTCAGCAATGAGAAATATTCTGAACTCTTGTTATACATTGATGAGATGAATTTGTGGGCAGAGTGTGAACATCTGTTACCATAGAATTCAAGCCTTATCCATTCAACAAGAATACACTTACCTTAATATCATAAACATTCAATCATCTATCCATTGTATCGTAATCATTATCAATTTAAATCATTTTATGTCAATTTCTCATTTGTTTATTCATTTTCATTTGGTTTTTGTGTTAT